ATTACACAATCTGTAACTTTAGATGATGGTTCAGTTACATCACAAACTAAAAGCTATCTTGCTTCTAGGGGTACAATACATGATGTAGCTAACACCATAGTTATAGGTAGTAATACTAGTGCTAATTATGAATTAGGCATGAGTATATTGTTTGAAGACACTAGAGGACAAATAGGACACTATTCTGCTGATGTTCGTGACCCATATATAACTTTAACTTACGATAATACACCACCAATACAGTTGTCAGATACACAAGTAACTGAGTTGAAGACAGTCAATGAAACAGTGTATAATGTAGCAGAAGATATAGACTCTTATGAGTATATACCTGAACAAGAATTTAAATTTGAAATAACAGAACAACCTATTATAGAAATGTCTATGGTAGAAGAATTTAATTTTAAACCACAAGCTATTGAGGAATTAAATGCTGGGGTTGTTGATGTATTTCAGGAGATACCATATGACAATCAAGCGACCTTCGAAGAAATCCCAACAGAAATCAAAGTCGAAGAAGTCTTTATTGAAACAAGAGAAAGTTTTAACGAAACCAAAGTTGAAGAATTTGCAAAAGAAATTATCTCCGAAGAAATTACAGCAGAAGCTCCAGTCAAAGAAGCTACCTCTGAGCCTATGGAACAAACTGAAAGCAATGTTTCTGAATCTAAAACAGAAACTACAGTTGCTTCTGAAGAAGTAAATGAAACTATCGGAGAAAGAGAAACAACAGATAGTGGATCAAGAGATGGAGGAGTTGAAACAGTTATTGCAAGAGAGGAAACCCTCGAAGGCCGAGATACTGAGGTGGAAGAAGGCAGGGTTGAAGGAAACACTAGAGTCAGTACTCAAACTATTTCAATAGAATCTATAGAAAAGAAAGTCAATGAAACCCTTAAACGAGTAGATCAAAGACTAATGGCTACATCATTGATGATAGCAAAAGCTATGGAAAGCAATATTTCACTAGACAATTATAGTCGAACCAACAATAATATATTTAATAATCAATTAAATATTGATGGAGGTAATTATAATGACCAAAGAGAATATGTTGATTTGCGAGATATATATGCTAAGAATCAAAATGTTTATAACGACTCTATGGCACAGCGTCAAACAAACATTCAAAAAAATATTGATGAAGTTATAAGAACACAAGAACATCTGAGGAGGATTCGTGGATATTAAAGTAATCACAGGAGCTATTGGTTTAGTTATTACTCTAGGTGGATTGTTTGTTTATCAAGGACAATTAATTCAAAGAGTAGAAGTATTGGAGGCTAGACAGTCAGTAGATATTAAACCCTTGACAGCAGACATCGCTATTAACAAAGCAGAGATAGCAGTATTAAACGCTAAAGTTAATGAGATGAAAGCAAGGTCAGATAATCCTCTATCACAATGATACAAGAAGCACTACTATTGGCGTTGCTAATAGGAGTTGTTATTACTGTTAAACCTGAATTTTTTAATTGGTTTTTTTATAAAATAAAAACTAAATATTTGAAGCCTGAAGTTAGCATCTTCGAGCTTCTAGCTATAGTGTTAATTGTTTTAATTTGTATAAAATTATTAACCTGGAGTTAGTTATGAGTATGAATATTCCTTTCACAAAACGTGAAATGAAAATCATAAAAGCTATCAAATCTATTGATAATCAAGCGTTGTTTAGAATCAAGGGTAAACTTGAAACTAGACAAGACTACCTTTATGGTGGTATAACATGGGATAGTGAATATATTCCTATACCATGGGAACATATACTTGAAAAGATAGATGAAGAAAAAGAAGATAGACAATATTAATCACCCTGCACATTATACAAAGGGTATTGAAACAATCGAGTACATTCGTTCTTGGGAAATGGATTATGTTCGTGGAAACATAATTAAATATGTTACTCGCTTTCCATATAAAGGTACTCCTGTGCAAGATTTAGAGAAAGCCAAATGGTATCTCGAATACCTCATTAAACAAACAAAGGAATAATTTTATGGCACTACATAATAATGGTGGTAATTTTACCAATGTAGGGGTAGTTCAACTAGACGATGAAGGCAATATGCTAACTTGCCCTACTTGTGGATCAACCCACATTATAAAACGAGGAAAAGATAGACACATTGTTGGCACACCACAAAGATATGAGTGTAGAGATTGTGGTAAAAAAACAAACAAACCTAAAGTAACTAAAAGATTTGAGTTACAAAATGATTTTACTGATGAGGAAATAGCAACAGAAGATTTAGTTAAGCTAAGAGTTGACACTTTTAACAGAAAAGAAAATAGAGAAAATAACGAAAAGTTTTTAAACATAAAAATAAATGATGATAAACCTATTGGCTTGTATATTATGGGCGACCCTCACATTGATGATGATGGTTGTGATATGCCTTCGGTAATTAGACACTTAAATTGTGTTAATGAAACCGATGGTATGTATGCTTGTAATGTAGGCGATTTACAAAACAACTGGGCTAGAAGAACTAAACTAGAAGGTCTTTGGGCACAGCAAACTACTTCAGCAGAACAGGCTTGGCAGTTAACAGAATGGTTAGTTAATTATACTAACTGGTTATTTATTGTAGCTGGAAACCATGATATGTGGAGTGGAGATGGCGATCCTTTAAAATGGATTACAAGACCACTTAAAACAACTTATCAACCCCACAACATTAGAGTCAAATTAAAACTACCTAAACACAATATAAGAGTAAATTGTTCACATAACTTTAAAGGACATAGTATGTATAATACAGCTCATGGTATTGTCAAACACGCCCTATTCAATTCAAGAGATCATTTATTAATGGCAGGTCACACTCATGTTAGTGGCTATTTGCCAGTTAAAGATGCTGATTCTGAAATCGTTATGCACTGCGTACAAGTAGGCTCATACAAAAAATATGACAACTTTGCTAAGATGTTAAACCTACCCAATAAAATGATGTCGCCCTGTGCAGTAGCAGTATTTAATACAAGATTACCTGACACACACCCTGACTTTATTAAGATATTCTGGGAGGTGGAAGAAGGAGCAGAATACTTAACATTTCTAAGGAAACTAAAATGAAAACTAAACTTGTTCTATTACATTGGAAAGATGCTGTAACCCCTACTCAAGGGTGGACAGATATCAATGAACTAGAAACAGAATTAGCTGAGTGTGTTTCTGTTGGATTTGTTGTAGAAGAAAATGATGAAACAATTACAATCGTATCTCACATGACAGGAGATAATGAGGGAACTGATATTGATGGTTCATTAGTTTTAGATAAATCGTGGATTAAACATCGTGATGATTTAGTAATCCCATACACGCCTGATTTTGATATAACAGGCACAATTCAATCTTGGTTGGAGAAAAGAAATGCCTAAGAAAATAGATAAAGAAAAAGAACAAGCCTTTATAGAATACTTTTGTGAAGGAGATAGTGCTGGAAATGCAACTCAGTCTGCCATTAAAGCTGGGTGGTCTAAAGATAAATCGCCAAGACAAATGGGTGCTTATCTTAAAAAGAAATATACAAAAGAGATAAGAGAGAAGAATGAGGAGAGAATAACCTCAACTTCAGGCATGGCTATATCAGTATTACAGGATTTATTAAGATCAGAACAAGATGCTGTCAGATTAAATACAGCTAAGTTGATTCTTGAGCTTGGAAACTTCTCTAGTCAGACTATCAATCTAAATGTAGATAACACAAATCAAAAATCTGATGACGAGTTGATAGCTGAGTTAAACACTTTAATGCAAACTATCCCTAATTTTGCTCCAAAGATGAAAGGATATGCAGAAATGAAAGAAGAATCAGAAGTAATCGATTCTAACGAGCAAATTGATACCGAGAAGCGTGTTGTAAATTAGGCATGACTGGTTGCCTATGGACACCCATAAAAATGGATTTTTGGGGTATATATGGAATCCGATTTTTTACCAATCGTACTTAGAATCGTGATATAACCCCTTTGAAGGCTTTTTCTGCAACTTTCTGACCTTGACTTCAGACTCTTTAAACG